GTAGATTTCCGTGCGGGCTGGGTAGGCCCGCTTTGTTGCCCCACAGTACTGGCTTTTGCCTTGGCCTTCTTCTTAGCTTTGCGTTGTTTAAGACGCTCAGCTCCGAAGTCAGCCAAGTCAGCAGCCGGTCCTGCCATGGCGGAGAGAGGAGCTCCGACACCAGGGATAAACCTCAAAAAGGGGGTAACTCCCCTAAGAGCTTTACCGATGACGCCGAGAATCTTGCCTCCGTCATTGAAACTGGCCGGGTAAGCATCAGCAAGCTGACCAGCCACTCTAAAGTACTCAGCAATTACTGCTGAATCCATTGGAGCAGCTGGACGAGCATGTGACACTTGCGACGACACAGGGGGCACGCGCAACTCTAGGCAGACACGAATTTTCACCACGATCGCCGATGTTGGGGCGACGTTCTTGATGCAAATCCGGCCGAAGTTATCACCCAAATACCCCGACATCACACCACCAACAAGACAACCCGGAAGGGGCACCAAATAACGAAAGTTACTTAGCGTCCAATTCGGGAAGGCCTGCCCGCCAGTGTTAGCCATCGACCAACCGCCGTAGTTGGATTGTATTTGGGTCATAGACGTTCGCATTGCAAGTGACATGTTTTCACGTGCCGACTTCCAATGCTGACTAGTATTAGACAATTTCAAAGGCATATACACGCCTTCACGAATGTTAGTATGGTATGCAGTTGGCGTAGCCATCAGCACATCATACGACGGTTCGTCATAAGCCTCGTGAAAAATCGCGGGCTGATGGAAAGTGTTACCAGTTGAAGGATATCCCCCTCCTATGAGGGCGACAGGCTTAACTGGGTGTTGCGCAGCTACAACAGTACCCGAATCCGATGTTGCGTTTGCATCTAAATGTATAGTGACCGACATTGCTGTTAGCCGCCATGACTCAGCTTGACCCATGAGTACATTGATGTCATCGTCAGTGGTAGCCCCAGTAAACTGGGGATTGCGAATCGTTGTTGGCGTTTCGCCTGCACCGTCAGTGAAATCATACGCAAATAGACACGTGGGATGAGGCACCAAAGTGCACTGCAAACCCCAGGGTTGAGCACTAACATTAGCCGTTGGAGACGTAATGCTGCGAACAACCGTTGTTTCAATCGGAACCGTGTACCCGGGTGTCCCGTCCGGCATCTGTTGAGCACCTAAGGTGTTATTAGCTGGATGAAGAGCTTTTAACAACCAGTTGGCACCAACAGCTGATTGGGACACACCTAGCGATATCAACTTCTCGTTCATTAGGTTCGTCTCGCGTATCGGCGTCAGGGACGCCATCTTTAAAAGGCTTGCGATTTGAGATCACCTTTCACGGCGTGCGGGTTAAAAATGCACTCCCACGCCAGATGGGCGGCAATCAACGATCGTTCAGTAATAGACCTCAATTGACCTTGAACAATCGGATCACCTACGTCCATGGTGTGTTTTGACACACATCGAGACACAAAACTGTAAATAACACGCTGAAACATGTCAAACAACTCTATGTCTGCGAATACCAATTGTGCGAGCGAACACAGCTTGCCAAGCTCATCACGATCAGTCATACGTCTTTTACGCAACAGCGCAGAAGCTCGTGTTCTCTCTGGTCTCAACGAAGCAAGGACTACATTACACCCAGCGATTTCTCGCTGAATGCAGTGCATACCTACAAAGTGAAGATCAAAGGCGCACTGGGGATGCAAACTCTCATACTCCTGAAACACACCTACAGAAACGCAGGTGTGAGACAAAAGAACAGGAGAAAACAACCCGGAGCGATCTGCCCAGATGATATCATCTCCACAACAGAAAAACTTGACTTGGTCAACAAAATGTTCGACAGTAAGCCCGCTTCGAAAAGCGTGCAAAGCCATCAAGCACATATTGCACAAGCTGTTGTCAACTGAAGTGTTGAAATGCCCAGAGGGGTTTCCAGTCATCTCAACGATGTTACCACCCACTGCTGTGTAACCATTGTACATCATGCTATAGTACCGCGAAATGCTCTCAGGGTCCAGCTGGCCCTTGCTCCTAAAGGTCGCTATGACAGAAGCGATACTCAACGGGAAATTTGCATCCCACTGAGAACCGTCTGCCGCGTAGCAGTTATGCGGAGCAAAGGATTCTAAGACTCTAAAGGCACTAGGGATATGTTGCCCAGGCACGATGAAACAATTAAACATAGGAGTATCGAACAGAAGAGACATCATATACTGATTTTGCCAGTAGAATAGGCGAGTACCTTCAGCATAGCTTGAAACGTCTTGTGGACGAAACAATCTAGCATCCTTCCCAAAGAGACGAAGCTCGTCTTTCAGGGTACTACCTACAACACTAGTATATACAGCATAATGATCACGTAAAGCGTTAAAGCCAAACTTTTCAAGGGCTTGACCTTTACTAGGTGCCCCTAGTTGATTCCAGGGATACCCAGAAGACTTTTTAGCGTGGTCCATTATTTGCTCGACTACCAAATCATCAGTCCCCAATTTCGACTCGAAAGCCAACATCGGAAACATTTGATCTAAATAATCAAGCATATACTCAGCTTCTTCTGTAGTCAACATATACTGATCATGCTGAAACTTGCAAACACCGTTCCACAACGACAGCTCATCGAGGGGTGCACGGGCAAACCCCTCGACGACATGCGGTGGGTACTTACTTACGGGCAACGGCCCGTGCCCTACCCTTGCGGGGCGGGGCAGGGACATGCCTGGGGGTACCTGCAAGCTTGGATTTGGGAGTGGCAGGTCCGGAAGAACAAGCGGTGCACGATCCAGATTCAGAAGGTTTTGGGTTGCTGACAGCATCATGTCCGTGGCCCCGAAAAAATTCTAACATCTGAGCAGTTACCCCAAGAAACCCACCATCGCGGACATGAAAGCCAACGATTTTGGAATCCTTAAGAGCAACAACAGGTGCTCCGCACGAACCAGCATCACTACTGCAATCGTAGGAACACTGATTTGTTACCACTCCTTGGTCTGTGACCTCTTTCCAGCCAGTGATCACTCCTTGGCTAGAAATGTGGTTGATGTTGTCTAACAAAGAAACACGCTCCCCGAGAACGGGGGGTCGCAAACGTGTAAGAGCAACATTATCCTTGGTCACTACAGCTAGTCGCATGAACATCAAATCATCGCACAAAGGTAAAACTGTGTATTTGACTGGGAGTTTAACGCCATCAATCTGCTTATAAAAAGCAGACGAATGACGAGTAGTTACCAGCCCATTACCAATTCTAACTCCGTGGTTGATAGGACTGCCGTCGTCGTCCTGCAGAATACAGGTTGGATAGACACGAGCGGGTGGATTGGCCGGATTCAAAGCCTCTTTTGATTTGCCGGTATTAACAGGAGTTGGTTTAGGTGGGGCAATTGAGTTATCCACCACTTCCTCACGCAACTCTACTGTAGGCT